GATTTAGACGGTAATAAGTGGTATGAAGTTCCTTATCTTGCTCAAGACTACATTTTACAACCAGTTCAAAATACGGCATTAAACTATCCAGATCTCTATCAACAAGCTAACGAAGTTCCTTACATACTAGAAAGATTAGATGTACCTAAGAGATTTGTAACTAGATTTAAATCTTTAACAGAATTGGAATTTGAATTTGGAGCAGGTGTGATAGAGGCTTCTGGATCAGTTCCTAATCCATTCAATGTTGGAATAGGTACAGTAAATGGTTTAGATTTACTCACAACTGCTTTTGATCCAACAAATTTCGTCTCTAATAATTCTTATGGATTAGCACCTGTTAATACAACTTTAACAGTTACGTACTTAGCTGGGGGTGGAGCTGCTGCAAATGCTCAAGTTAATGAATTAACATATATTGCTTCTTCAACATCTACTTTTGCAGGCACTACTATTCCAGCTACAGCGGATATAATAAGAGGGTCGCTGGCTACAAATAATAACGTAAGAGCTGTTGGAGGAGGTGATGGTGATACACCAGAAGAACTTAGACTTAATACTCTCGCAAAGTTTCCTTCTCAAATGAGAGCGGTTACTCAACAAGACTATTTAGGTTTTGTTTTAGGAATGCCATCGCAATTTGGCCAAGTAGCAAAAGCTTATGTAACAAAAGATACAGCTACATTTGCTAGATATTTAGTCGGACAAGATGGATTAAGAGATCCATTAGCAACTTCTATTTATCTTCTAACATATAATGTAAACGGCGAATTTACCACTCCAGGTAGTGCGTTACTTAGAAATATACAAACATACTTAGGTCAATACAGAATGTTAACGGATACCATTTTGTTAAAAAATGCCTACATTATTAACATACAAGTAAGCTTCGATATAGTAGTAAGGCCTAATTATTCTGGTAGAGAGGTTATTGGATTTTGTTTAGTTGCTCTAAGAGCTTTCTTCGACAGACAAAAATGGCAAATAAATCAGCCAATTATCTTATCAGAAATTTACACTTTGCTGGATCAGATAGCAGGTGTACAAACTGTACAAAAAATTAGTATAACAAATATAGCAGGAACTAACGTAGGTTATTCTCAATATGGTTATGACATATCAGCAGCAACATTAAATGGTGTCATTTATCCTTCTCTAGATCCAAGCATCTTTGAAGTTAAATACCCTGATGTTGATATTCAAGGACGTGTAGTAACATTATAACAATGGCAGTATACAACATATTCCCATCAGCAGACGCAACTTTGTATTCTAGATATCCTCTTAAGAATACAGGAAGAGACCCTATTTTAGAAGTAGGTGTAAATAATTCTCAAGATGGAGTTAGATTTTTGCAACAAGTAGGACTTACAGACAACCCTTATTATACATATGATTTAGCTGCAAATGGTAATGCTGCAATATCGGCTGAGTATTTTCCAACACATTCTATTAAAAGAGCGGTATTACAATTTTCTCCAAGTGATATCACCACTCTTTACACACTAGCTTCTCAATCATCAGTTCCAGCTGTTCCTGCTTCAGTTACTATTAGCAGTTCTTTCTCTGATGGAGCATACTTTCAGTTAACAGGATCAATAACAGGGACTTTTTTCGTTACGTCTAGCGGTACTCAAACGGACTCTGCTCCAAAATATTATGTAGTCACAGGTTCAACAGCAAACCTTACAATGATTGCTATTGCAAACAAAATAAACTCATTAACATCTTTTGCAATAACAGCTTCTGTATCAGCTTCCAACCTCTTTTTATCTGCAAGTACTGGTGGTGTAGCAGGAAATAGTTTTAGTTATACAAGTGCTTCGATAACACAATCTTTTACAGGTGGAGCAAATTCTACTATAGCTTCATGGGACGCTAATCTAAGATTGTATCTAGCATCTGCTCAAAATCTGAATACAACCTATTCTTTAGATTTCTACGCTGTTTCTCAATCATGGGTAATGGGCACTGGTCAGTACGCTCAAGTTCCAGAAAGCAGAAACGGAGTTAGTTGGCAATATACAGGTCCTGCTCAAAATTCACCTCTATGGATAACAGGAGGTGGTACTTGGAATAGTAATTATACATCTAGTCAATTTTTTGATTATATGTCAGAAAAGGACATTAATGTAGATGTTTCCAATATTGTAAATGCTTGGTTTAGTAGTTCAATATCCAATTATGGTATTTTAGTAAAACACCCTGACGTTATTGAACAGAATACTTCATCATTTATTGACCTTAAGTATTTCTCTGTTGATACACATACAATTTATCCACCAACTCTTCAATTTAAATGGGCAGATTCTTACTACTATCCTCAAGGAACTAACTATGTTTTAAGTAATCAAATCACAATAACATTACAAAACAATCAAGGTGCATTTAGACAAAACGAAGTATACAAAGTAAGAACAGCAGTAAGACTTACATATCCTCCAAGACAGTTTACAACTTCATCAGTATATTTAAGAAGCTTATACCTTTCCGAGCAATCATATTGGGCTTTGCAAGATGTTAAGACAAACGAAATGGTTGTCGACTTTGATACCAATTATACCAAGCTATCTGCAGACAGTGTTAGTAACTATTTTACTTTGTATACAAGCGGTTTGGAAATTAACAGGTATTATAGATTGTTAATAAAGACAAATATCTATTCAACAACCTATGGTCCACTTTCAGTATACGATAATGAGCAATCAATTTATAATGCATTATCATTGTATGGAACTGAGGACTTAGCTTTATTACCTGCAGAGGAGGTGATTTATACAGGTGAAAACTTAGTATTTAAAATAGTAGGATAATGCAGCAGGAAGTAAATTTGATAAAAGAGGTATATGGTAGAAATACGTACACAAGAGTAATAGATACTTCTTTTAGTGAACTATATGTACCTGTAACAGCATCAATTGCTCCAACTACACAAATTACAATAGAAGAATTTTTTAATTTATATGATAGTTTATTTTTTGATATTCCTGCAATAGGAGAAATAAATTCACATGAGTATTTGGTAAAAAGAAGTACAGAATATTTAGGTGGAGATGTTTTAACTGATAATGAAAGAGCATATATTGAAGAAATTAATTCGTTAAGACAACAATTGCTGGAAGCAAATCAAAATTATCTAAATCTAACTAAGATAGTTTAATGGAGTCAGTAGAAGTAAGATATTTGGGTTCAGATGGAGAGTATCAAGATTATACTCCTTCCGACCTTTCTTTGATCAATAAATCATTCATCACACCTAATTTTGGTACACCAGATGATTATGTTGAATATTTTGTAAAAGACATCTCAGGCAATGTCTTAATTAGTAACTATTTTGATACTAAATACAATTTTGGCGATACTGACCCTGTTACTGGGACAACTACAAAACTATTACTCGATCCCGAAAACGATGCTAAAAGATTAGGTTATGATAGAGGTATAGTAAATGTAAAATATAATTTTCTTAGGAAGTATTTAGCATCTTCCCCAATACCTCAACAAAATTTTTGGATAGATGAAATATCAACTTCAAGAACGGAAATCAAGGTTGCAAGACAGGATCTTTCAAACGATCAGTTAGCCAATGCTTTTAACTTATTCAATGCATCCTTAGCAGCCGATGCATACTATCCAGACTTTTATTTAAACTTCGGATCTGATATTCAACTAATTGCCGTAAATGCTGTTTATGTAGAAGAAAACGGAAATGGATATGTCATATTCAAACTATATGAACCTTTACCTGATCAATTTGATTTAAAGTCAACTTTTTGGGTAGTTACAAAAGTTGCAGACTCTGCTGAATTTAATGTTACAATTAACATACAACCAGAAATAGCTTTAGACTTTGAACAAATAAGTGGTCCAAATTTTAAAGTATTAGTCAACAGTACCGTAAACGAAACAACACCATACTATAGTTATGATGAACTTTTCGCTACATCCATAAGCTCTTCATTTCAACAGCTTAAATCTATGATGGATGAAAAGGGCATAATGATCAATGTAGACTATAGTAATTTTGATAACTTTATTCACTTTTCTTCTGCTACAGAACGCCTATATAACTTTGTTTACAAGCTACAAACCATTGAGTCTGCTTCTTTAGGAATAGCAAGTACAAACACTGTAACAGCTAAGGTATTATTACAACAACAAATAGATAATACAATAGAAAAGTTTGATGGATACGAGTACTATTTGTATTTCGAATCTGCATCTACTTCTTGGCCAAAATCAAACTCAACAAAACCTTATCAACTCTATTCAGTCACTTCTTCACAAGCTATCAGCTGGTTAGGAGATGTTAATATAGTTCCTAATGCAACTACGATGAGTATGTATTACTCATCCTCTTATTATGATAATATAAATCCAAATATCTTAGAAAAAACAGCGCCTGGTTATATTTTACAAGACGCAAGTAA